CAATCAACAGCCACAATTTCTGATGGCGAAAATTCAATTAAAGCAACAGCGGTAGTCGGTGTAGACCTTCAACAAAAGGGTATGCAAACGGCACAACAATTTGGAGCAGCTTCATCTTACGGGAAAAAGTATGCGTTAGGCAACTTATTTCTAATCGATGATACAGCCGATGCTGACTCTACTAATAGTCACGGTAAAGCAGCACAAATAGTTAATAAAGCTAAAGCTGAAATGAATAATGACCAGTATCAGAAAGCTGTTGAATTTATTAAAAATGGAGGAGCTATATCTGCCATTGAGTCTAAGTATAAGATTTTACCAGCCCAAATGGTAAAGTTACAACAAATAAAAGATAATGGATAGAAAAATAATAGAAAAACTAAAACAGGACGAACATTACTATGGAGATTATGGTAAACAGTTCTTGAGTAATTCAAACATATCTACATTACTTAAAAACCCTAGGTTGTTAAGAGAAGATAAACCAAAGACATCAGCAATGGTGATAGGAGGCTATTTTCACACTACAATATTAGAACCTGATAAGCTTGAGCAGTTCAAGATTATTAAGTCTACAACTAGGAATACTAAACAGTATAAAGAAATGTCTGGAGGAGAGATCTGCTTGCTTCAACACGAGGTTGATAAAATAGAATTAATGAGAGAAGCTGTTATGGATAATAAAATTTGCAGAGAGTTAATCTCTGGCGACTTTGAAGTTCCAGGTTATACAGAGATATTCGGTAACAACTGGAAAGGTAAAGCAGATATTGTTAACCATGATGAACAATTAATCATAGACTTGAAAACTACTAGTGATATAGATAAGTTTAGATGGTCTGCTTCTAAGTTTAACTATGATAGTCAAGCTTATATCTATAGACTCCTATTTGATTATGAGATGTTGTTTATGGTAATAGACAAAGAAACATTACAAATAGGATTGTTCGACTGTTCTGGTGATTTTTACAAGTCCGGTATGGACAAGGTGCGTAAAGCTACTGACGCGTACGATCTGTTCTATAAGACAGATGATTTTGACAGTAAGCAATATTTAATAACTAAAACCTTATAAACCTATGGCAAGAACTGCTAAAAGAACCTGTGTAGTAACAGGTGTAAAAACTAGTGTTGATAATTTTTACGGCAAACAAAACCACGTTAAAGCGGTTGATAACATGCGGCGAAATACTAGCGCTACAAAGAAACAATTAACAAGAATGTTTAACCAATTAAGTAAATATTAATATGGCAAGTATAATAAAAACTTCTATAAATCTTTCTGAAATACCGAAAGATAAAATATATGTAGGGAAGAAAGGTAAGTACCTACCTATAACAATAACACTAAATGATGAGGTTGACCAGTTTGGTAACCAAGGTCCTGTTGTTGTTGAACAAACAAAAGATGAGCGTGAAGCTAAACAAGCTAAAACTTATTTAGGTAACGCTAGAGTAGTTTGGACAAATGGCGATAATGTTGAGCCGGCTCCAAGAGATAATCAACCAGCAGCTGAACCAGCACCTGCAAAACAAGAAGATCTACCGTTTTAATATGAATGTAGAGAACACAGAGATCAATGGATTCTTGATTGATAAATTCAATCAATACGGTCTAAAACCTGGGAGCACTCAAGGCACATGCCCTTTGTGCTCTCATACTAGACAACCTAAGAATCAGAAGCTACAATGTGCTTCTTATGATTGGGAACGTGGTCTCGGTACTTGTCATAACTGTGATACTAGTTTTCAATTACACACTTACCAACGCAAGGGTAATGCAACTAAAGAATATGTAAAACCAATACCGGTTGAAGTATTCGAACCAGTTAAAGACAAGGCTGTTGAATGGTTTAAAACTAGAGGTATATCTCAACAAACGTTAGACGATTTATACGTTACAACAGGTGATGAGTTTATGCCTCAAACAGGTCGTAAAGAAAACACTATACAGTTTAATTATATTATGGGCGATGAGCTTGTTAATGTAAAGTATAGGGATGGCCGCAAAAATTTTAAGCTATACAAAGGTGCTGAAAAGATATTCTACAATATTAATAGTATTGTAGGGTATAACTGGTGCGTTATCACTGAAGGCGAAATGGATGCGTTAGCATTACACGAAGCTGGAATTAAAAATGTGATATCAGTTCCTAACGGTGCCACGTTAAACAGTAATAATCTAGATTATCTAGATAATTGTATTGATTATTTTGAAGACAAAGAAAAGATTATATTAGCAGTCGATGCTGATGAAGCTGGTCAAGCTTTAAGGTATGAGTTTATTAGACGTCTTGGTGCTGAAGTTTGTTATTTAGTAGACTTCAACGGTAATAAAGATGCTAATGATTTTTTAGTAGAACACGGTGCTGAAGAACTTAGAAAAGTTATAAACACAGCGGTACAGGTTCCACTAGAAGGTGTATCAACATTAAGAGATCTTGAAGCTGACTTATTAGATTTTGTTCATAATGGTTTTAAACCTGGCTTTCAAATAGGTTTAGATAACTTTGATAAAATCTTTTCAACATACACATCGCAGTTTATTACTGTAACTGGTATACCATCATCTGGTAAATCAGATTTTGTAGACCAAATGTGTATAGGTTATAATAAGAATTATGGTTGGAAGACAGCTTATGCGTCTCCTGAAAACAAACCTAATTTTCTACATGCTCATAAGTTAATACGTAAAACATGGGAAGGTTTACCAACAAAAGATGATGTTGGTACTGAAAAGTGGAAACAAATAACTAATCATATTAATGATAATTATTTCTTTATTGATATGGATAGATACACTCTTGAAGATGTGTTACGTAAAGGCGCTGAGCTTGTAAAACGTAAAGGCATTAAATGCTTAGTCATCGATCCTTTTAATAAAATTAGAGATGTTGATTGCAAGTCTGAAGATGTTAATCGTTATACTATGGAGTATCTAACTAAGATCGAAACATTTGCAAAGAAATATGATGTACTAGTAATTGTTGTAGCTCACCCTACTAAGATGTATAGAAATCAAGAGGGTAAAATTGAAGAGCCAACGATGTACAGTATTAAAGGTGGTGGTGAGTGGTATGATGCTAGTTATCATGGCTTATTAGTTCATAGAGATTATGAAGCTAAAACTGTTAAAGCTAAAGTACTAAAAGTTAAGTTTCAAAACTTAGGTGAAAACCAAGCTGAAGCTCATTTTAATTGGGAACCAAAGTCAGGTAGTTACGTGCCGTTAGTAACTGACACAGCCAATGTTGGACCACTACCATGGGAGGCTTAAAAGAAGAGCATGGTAAATATCCCTACCACTCTAGATATAATGAAGAATTAAAATCATACGAGTGGTGTCTTGGCAACGGGATAAGGATAGGACCAATACCTCTTTGGAACGAGGACTATGGTAAGTGGACAGTGGAAATAACAATGAACGGTAAAACATCTACTGATCCTAACAAGTACATTAAAGATATAATTATGCAGAAAGTTTACGAGTACTGCGATTACTATTATAATAAATATGGATAAAGAATATACAATATATCATATACCTGGTAAAAAGATCGGTGTCACTAACGATCTTTACAATAGAGTTGAACAACAACAAGGTTATGATGTTGGTGAATATGAAATTCTAGAATCATCTACTGATATAGATTATATATCTAAACGTGAAATAGAATTACAAAAAGAGTATGGTTACAGAGTTGACCTTAAACCATACAATGAACTGAGTGTTAATTTAAAATTAAAGAATATGAAGATAAACGTTACGGAGCAAACAACTACGTTTCCGTGTCCACTCAACAAGCTTAAAGGCCAGTTGATGGATAATCTTGAGATGCGCTGGGATACAGAGCATGGCAGTGTTTATTTAGATACTGATTTAGCTAAATGGATAGTTAAATCTGCTAAGACATCTATGTTTAATAATGATAGGTGTTATGTTTACAACAAGGCTATGATTAAGTATTTAGACCATAAAAGATACAAGAATGAAATTGATGAACTTCCATTTAAAGAAGAAGAACTTGAAGAATATAATGTGGTTTTTTACTTTGATAAGATTAGAGAGTGGGCTGAAGAGCGTGGTATATACGAGCACGGTGACCCTAAAACTCAATACTTAAAGTTAATGGAAGAAGCTGGTGAGCTTGGTAGAGCTATACTAAAAGATAATGAAGGCGAACAACTAGATGCTATTGGTGATATGGTTGTTGTACTAACTAATCTTGCTGAACTATTAGGTCTTAGCATTGAAGAGTGTGTTGAATCAGCTTACGATGTTATAAGTAAGAGAACTGGTAAAATGATTAATGGAACATTTGTAAAAGATAATTAATATGAGTAGTAGAGAAATAACTAATGCTAAAGGGTTTACTGACGTAATGAACGGCGTCGACGTTGAGTTCAGAGATCCTGTTGTAAAACGTGTTGTAGATAAATTTAAAGCTAGATCAGATGCTGGCTATGAAAAATACGGTACGACTCTTCATGAAGAGAGAACAACGAAAATAAAAGGTCTAATGAAGTATTTAATTGATATTCAAGAAGAACTTATGGATGCGGTGTTATACATACAAACTGCACAAGAAGAACTTAAAGATATGTTAGATGAAGAAAAGACGTAAAAAAAGAGGACCTGTTAGGTCTAAGAAGGTTATGTATGACGGCATAACCTTTGCCTCTGGTTTAGAAAGGTACATGTATCAAGCTCTTAAAAAAGCTAAGATAAAAGCTAAGTATGAGGGCCGAACATATACTTTAATAAATGGCTTTGAGTTTGAAACTCCTAGTTATGAAAGACAATCTAATGGTAAAGGAGAGTTTAAAGATAGAGGAAATAAAAAGATATTACCAATTAAATACACACCAGACTTTGTTAATAGTAGTTTTATAATAGAGTGTAAAGGTAGGGCGAACGAAAGTTTTCCAATGAGATGGAAATTGTTCAAGAGATTTATTAATAGATGCTACCCACATGTAACTTTATATAAGCCACAAAATCAAAAAGAGTGTGATCAGGTAATAGAGTTAATAACTAAAAATAAATAATATGAATTGGGAATTTAGTGTAGGATTTTATCCTGGTGTACTCTTTGGAATGAGAACATACACCGAACGAAACAAACAAAACCACGTAATATATCTACCACTTGTAGATTTTTGTTTAACGATATTTAAAAAGAAAGGAAAATAATGAAAGAGATTAATAGTAACATTTTATCTGATATCACTGTTCATATGAAATATGCTAAGTATAATCCTGAGTTAAAACGTAGAGAAACTTGGGAGGAGTTAGTAGATAGAAATATGGCAATGCATATTAAGAAATACCCAGAGTTGGAGGTTGAAATAAGAAAAGCATATAGCTATGTATTTACAAAACAAATACTACCATCTATGAGAAGTTTACAGTTTGCTGGTAAGCCAATTGAAATTTCACCGAATAGATTATATAACTGTTCTTATTTACCTGTTGATAGCTTAGATGCTTTCAACGAGATAATGTTTCTATTGTTATCAGGATGTGGAGTTGGATATTCAGTTCAACAGCACCATATAAAACGATTGCCTTTTATAATGCAACCTTTTAAGTTTAGAACTAGAAGGTTTGTTATAGGTGATTCAATTGAAGGTTGGTCTGATGCTGTTAAGGTATTAATTAGATCTTATCTTGGAGAGAAAAGAGCTTCAAGAATAGTATTTGATTATACTGACATCAGACCTAAAGGTGCTAGGCTAGTGACATCAGGTGGTAAAGCACCTGGTCCACAGCCCTTGAAAGAGTGTTTAATTAAAATCGAAGGTATTCTAGAAGCAAAGGAAGATGGTTCAACGCTTACATCACTAGAAACACATGATATTATATGCCATATAGCCGATGCTGTATTAGCTGGTGGTATTAGACGAGCTGCATTAATTAGTTTGTTTACTGCTACTGACGATGATATGATATCCTGTAAGTCTGGTAATTGGTGGGAAACTAATCCACAAAGAGGTAGATCAAACAACTCAGCTGTTTTAATGAGACATAAAATAACTAAAGAGTTTTTTATGGACTTATGGAAGCGAGTTGAATTATCTGGAGCTGGAGAGCCTGGCATATATCTTAACAATGACAAAGATTGGGGAACTAACCCTTGCTGTGAGATAGCGCTTAGGCCTTTTCAGTTCTGTAACCTTTGTGAAGTTAATGTATCTAATGTTAAAGATCAAGATGATTTAAATAACAGAGTTAAAGCTGCAGCGTTCATTGGAACGTTACAAGCTGGATATACCGACTTCCATTATCTTAGAGAAATATGGAAAGAAACAACAGAGAAAGACGCACTTATAGGTGTGTCAATGACAGGAATCGGGAGTGCCGCTGTGCTCCAAATGGATATGAAGGCCGCTGCAAATATCGTGACAAAGGAAAACGCACGAGTAGCGAAACTAATAGAGATTAATTCATCAGCTAGATGTACAACTGTAAAACCTGCAGGGACGACATCTCTGGTCCTCGGAACATCATCGGGTATACATGCGTGGCATAATGATTATTATGTCCGTAGGATGCGCGTAGGGAAAAACGAGGCTATATATAATTATCTAATAGATAATCATACAGAATTAATTGAAGACGAGTACTTCAGACCTCACGATACCGCTGTTATTTCCATACCACAAAAAGCACCTGAAGGTTCAATACTTAGAACTGAATCACCGTTTGATACTCTTGAAAGAGTAAAGCGTGTTGCACAAGAGTGGATACAACCTGGTCATAGACGAGGTAGTAATACACACAATGTGTCAGCAACTATATCTTTGAAAGAAAACGAATGGAAGAAAGCAGGTGATTGGATGTGGGAAAACAGAGAATATTACAATGGGTTATCTGTATTACCATATGATGGTGGTACATACACACAAGCTCCGTTTGAGGACATTGACGAAGCTAAATATAATAAAATGTCTAAAGTATTATCTAATGTAGATTTAACAAAAGTTATTGAAGCTGAAGATAACACAGATTTATCAGGCGAGTTAGCTTGTGCTGGTGGATCATGTGAAGTTGTTTAATTTAATAAAATATAAAATATGAATTTATCAGAATTATTAGACGTTATGCAAGATGAAATGCATAGTGCACACGAGGAAATAGACAAGTTTATGGGTGGAAATAAATCAGCCGGAACTAGAGCTAGAAAGAGTATGCAGACAATTAAGGACGCTGCTCAAAACGTGAGAAAACAAATTCAAACTATTAAAAATAGTTAAAATAATAAAGGGAGCTTAACGGCTCCCTTTTTTTTATTTTGGTACTAAAATTGGTAACTCTATATCAATAGACGAGTCCCCCATGTCAACGTTTTTTCCTCTTAATTTTACGGGGTTTCTCCAAGGTTTTTTTATCTCAGCCTTAATTCCAGGGTATTTTGATTTTGCTTGCTTTATAAGTTTTTTCAATTCCTCTATATTCTTAGAAGTAATTCTTTTATTTACACCTTCTAAAAGCTTGCCTAGATGAACTTTTTTAGTAAGTACTTTACCACTTGCGTCTACCGCTTCTTTATACTTTCCCGATTTCACAAACTTATTCCAAACATTTAACCCATCAAGCGATACACTTGTTTTTTCAATTAACCTATGATTTTTTGGTAGTTTTTCAAGAGTATTGTTTAGTATGGTTTTAAAATTTTTCTTTAAATCAGGATTTGTAAGTTCCATTTTAGATGTAAAATCATTAGTTGGTTTACCCTTAACATAATCCCTATAGAGACCAACAACGTTTTTGTTGTCTGTACCAGTTACAACCGCGTCTACCTTACCGGTCTGCTTACTAACAGATGTTGCGACACCATCTTTAGTTACATTACTTATCACTGGTTGTTGTTTTGGGTAATTTAAAAGACTAGGTATTTTTTGACGCTTGCCTATCACTGAAGGGTTTTCAATTTTTATATCAGGTTTTTTTGTTGGCTTTAATAGCTTGCGAGCTCTGTTAGCAGCCACTGTTGTTCCGCCAACTAAACCAGCAAGAGGTATAGCAGCGGTTAAATCTCCAGCCATAGCACCATAATTACCTCTCAATCCTGATATACCAGCGTTAATGAGATCTGGAACAATACCAACACCCGGCATAAGACCTCCAATTCCTAAACCTAATTGAATTTTATCTAAGATCTTATTTTTTTTCTTTTCTGCTGAAGGTGAGTTGCTATTTGATACGGAGTCTAATACAGTGTTGTCTTTTTCACCGCTTGCTCCAACTGACATAAAAGGATTTTTTCTTCTTATTAAAAACGCCATAATTAATTATTTTAACACTTCCATCTTCTTCTTGCCGCCTTACCCCGTTTACTTTTCCACTTTCTAGACCTAGCACAAAAAGATTTTCTACGCTTAGCGTCTTTACTACCTGGCTTAACCTTACCAGTAACTGGTGCTGACAAGGTGCTACCTGGGTTTTCTTTTTTATAAGCTTTTCTACCAGCAGCGGTCATGCCGGCGCCTTCATCTGCATGTAAAAAATGTCTACCTTTACCCCTAGTAGTTTTTCTTAGTTTAGTAAACGGATTATTTATTTGTTTAAAAGCCATAATTATTCTCCACATTTTTTAGAAGGATCGTCTACTCTCCTCCAGTCTTCTTTTCTAAACCAATCTCTTAGTGTAGCTCCTTTTTTACGAGCACCTTTAACATTTGTCTTAGAAGATCGTTTATACTTACCCTGCTTGCCAGACTTCTTTTTAGCACGAACAAGCTTATCTCTCTCAGACTTGCTCATACTACGAATCTTTGAAGCAGGTAAACAAGTTTTAGTTGTGCCCCCTCCTTTTTGTTTTTTCTTAAATGGGTTATTAAGTTGTTTAAAAGGCATTTAAAGTTTTACTTTTTTAGTATTTCTTTTTTTAAGTTTTCTGGTAATTTATCTTGATTACCAACAAGAGGCTTATCCATAGGAGAACCTTTTTTCATCTTCATAGCACCATCTTTCTTCATTGTCATGGGGCCTTTTTTTCTAGGTCTATTTTTACCAAACTTTTTTCTAAGAAATTGTCTAAATTTAGAACCCTCACTTTTTCTAGCTTCTTTTTTTGTTTCTTCAGGGTTCATCTGTTTCATAGGGGTTTTCATTTTCATGGGCTCTTTCATCTTCATAGGCTCTTCTTTAAGCTTCATAGCAGCCTCTTTTTTCATTTTCATTGCTGCTTCTTTTTTCATTTTCATAGCAGACTCGTTTTTCATTTTCATCGCTATTCTATTATCTCCGGCCATTTTAGCCATCTGCATAGCAGCTTTGTTTTTCATTTTAAATGCCATAACTTTTATTTTAAATTATTTATTTTTGATTTAATGTGATTGTACATTTCCGCACCCAGTTGTTTACCCATTTTACTGTCTGACTTATAGTGGGCTTTTGCTATATTTCTACTGTCAGATATATTTTCTCCAGCTTTTGTAAATTTACTAGCATGCTCTGGATATATTTTGGATAGCACCATACCTATTAAAATGCCTTGAGCCGAGTGGCCTGATGGATACGAAGGTGTTTTCATAGAGTTCATTTCAAAGTCTTTCATTTTAATACCCATCTTTTTAGCTACAACCTTAGGTCTAGGTCTATCAAAATAATTCTTTAACTTTAAAATTATAGGCGCTGATTTATTAATTAAATCTTTAATTAGCTTACTAGGATAATCCATTATACCATTATTATCAGCTATTGATTTAAAAGTTTTCTCTATATTGTCAAACTTTTTAATTTTATCTTTATCTAAAGGTATCTTGTTTATATCCTTAACCTCTCGCATGGTATCAAAAGAGCTATCAGAAGGTGGCTTCATCTTCTTAAATTTATCTATATTAAAATCTTTAAACATCTTTCTTTTTACCTAATCTTTTTCTTACTATGTTCATAACTGTTTTCATCTTACGAGCATAACTTGGTTTCTTTTGTCTATTAAAAACATACTGTTGATTTAAACTACTTATTATTTTAGATAAGTTACCCTTTCTAGTTTTAATAAGCCATGATGCTAACGCTGACGGTGATAGATCTTTAAACTTACCTTTAGCATCAGGAGCATCTGAATCTTTCCAAGTAATTGATTTAGATGTTTTCTTTTTTTTATTAGGAGAAGATCTAAATATAGCCATTACTTTTTACTCTTACCCATTTTACCTGGACCACCTGCTCTAGTGCATCTAACTCCCCAACCAGATGCATAAGCACTTGGCCATACTTTAAACTTACGTTTAGCAGCGGTTTTACAAGGTCCACTAATTTTAGTTCTTTTAATCTTAGGTAAAGCAGATTTTATTTTATTAGCCTGACCAGCGTGTGTATTGCTAGCTTTTTCTAGTTCTTTAGAAACTTGCTTTAAAGCTTTTACATCTAACTTTTTAAAAGTAGTTTTATATCCTCTGCCTACGCCTCCAGTTCTTCGTCTACCACAAAGTGTTTTAGCTATAGGATTATTTTTTTGTATATAAGCCATGTTTAATTTTTCCCTTGTTTAAATTCTGTAAACCCGCCAGTGCTTTCATAAGTACTTCCTGGTAGATTTTTCTGAAATCTTTTATACCTTTTGGATTTAGCTTTCATTTCCGCATCAAATCTTTTTTGTTCTTCAGGTGTTGGTAGTTGGGAAATATATTTTCTCTTCTGCTTTTTGTTTAAATTTTTATTCGAGAGAATTTCTGTCATTACATTTGATTGACCTTGTTTTGCTAGGTTTTCTATTCTTTTTCTATTCTCTTTTTTATAATCATTGTCTAGTTTAAAAACACTTGGGAAGTTTTTCTTCATTGGTCCTTCCTTACCAGCTTTCATTTTAAATGCCATAGCTATTGAAATTTATTTAGTATTATTGTGTCAATTGAATTTTGCACGATTTTTTTATCGGCATCTAATTGAAACATAATATTTGGGTTAAACCTACATTTTTCTATACCATTATCAAATATAACAACCGTAGGTATAGCTGTTATATTGTATTCTGTTTGTAAATCTGAGCAGTGCATTATATCAACTCTGTAGACGCTAGTGTCTTTTAGTTTAGCTAATTCATTAAATTGATTAGCTTGATTCCATTCAGCCCAAAATTCTACAGCAACAACATCTTTAGCTATTTTACTATCAAAGTTGCTAGCTGTTATAGTTTCTTGAGCTAAACCCATTGCTGTGCCTAAAAAATATATTATTACTATAGTAGCAACATAAGCCCAAGTTGTAACGTCTATTCTTTTTTTCATTTTCTTAATAGTTTTATTTCGTCTTTCAACTCATCCATCTCTTTTATTACTGCATCAATTTTATTACGAGCCATTTGATCTTTCATATTAAACTCCATACGAGTTGGTGGCCATGTATTTGTAGCCGCTGGATCACCCATGTCAATAGTATATATACCAGTACCAGGCTTAGGTAGCTCTAAAGCTTTTTCAACCTTAGCTTCTAGTTCACCAAACTTAGAATTAATACTAGCCATTAAACCAAAGTAAGCAGATATAACCGTAGCAACAGCTACAACTATACTGATTAATGTTTTAACGCTAATTTGAAACTTGCTTTCTTCTGAAAGTTCTTTACTCATTGTAATATATTTTACCGTTTTCTATGTATAAACCTTGTCTCACTTTAATCGCTTGCCCATTAATATTATATATTACACTATTTTGTTTAGATTTATCTAACAACTCGTCTATACCAGAGTTACAAGGCGCGCCAGTGTCGCAGTCAATGTATTCAGTAATATACTCTACAAACTCCACATACTCTATTTCTACAACTGTATCGTAAACTATTACATCAACGTATTCAATAACATCAACGAATAATGTATCTAATACATCTTCGTAGACAAAAACTGTGTCAGTTATATAAATGTATTCCGGAACAAAAGTTTCGATCTCTACGGTGTCTAAAACGATATTATAAACGTATTCAGTTTCAACTATGGTGTCAAATATAAACTCGACTTCTGTTAATGTTACATAAACGGTATCACAACCCACCGGTCCAATTGGTCCACACTCTTCCACGGTGGTTGGTGTGGCATCTGCTTCATCAGCACCATCCACACAATCCTCCCAGCCATCGTTTAAATAAAATAAACCACCTTCACCGTTAGGCACACAACCGTTAGGCGAGTACTGTGTCCAGTTTGTTGGATCATCTCCACAGAAAAAACCGTTCTGCGCTACACAAGCTAAACATAATTCTTGAAAATCGTATTCTTGCGCATTAGCAAACGAACTAATAAACGCAAATAGTATTATAATATATTTCTTCATAGTTATTTCTTTTTATTTTTACTTGTAGCAAAATCCATAGCGTCTTTATAACCAGTTGCGCCACCAAATGTTTCTCTATCTTCAAAACTGTATCCAGCTTTTTTTAGCAACTTGTCAGCTTTCATCATTTTCTTTTCTGATTTAAGGAATTTTTTTTCATTAAATCCTTCTGGTGAATCAACGGTTGTATTACCAACGTTTTTCCTTATTAATCTTTTTGCTTTTTTAATTCTCATTTTATCTCTAAAACCAGAAAAGCCTTTCATTTTAAATGCCATATCTTAAAATATTAAATAGTTGAAACCAAACTTCACTTCGTATACTGGTTTATCCCAGTACTTCATATGAGTTCCTTCAATAAACATACCAAGTGATTTAGTAATCCTTGAGCCAAACACAATGCCAGCATCCCACTCGATATTATCGTACTTTTCTTTTCCATATTCAAATGAGTATTCATCTAATCCATAATGCAACGGTAAGCAGTTAGCCCACACGTGTAGCCATAGTTTAGGTGTATACTTGTAATAAGCTAAACCTATAACAGCGCTTAACTCTCTTTGTGAGCCTAACTTTTCTAACTCTTGCTCATTAAACCTAGCAACAGCGTCGCCAAAATAGTGGTGGAAAAACTCGTCGTTTGA